CTGTTTATAGGCTTCTTGAAGCTCTTTAATGGTGGTCACTTCATCCATTGCCGCCAATAGGTCAAGAATTTGGCTTTCGTTGACCGTAGATTTGATCTCGGTGCGGCGGCTGGCGGCTACACCGTCATCATCCTCGGGGGCGAGACCTGTGGCGGCTAACAAACTGTATCTCCGCGCATAAGTCAAACAGCTACCAAAACCCATTGCATCCAGTTTGCTGGCTGGCAGATGCAACATTCCGCATTCCATGACTTCACCTGATTCATGGATAAACACGGTTTCAACCGTAACGCCATCTTTGCATTCATAGGTGCGTTGCATAAGACCAATACCGTTGGCGTTTAAAGCCTCTATAACCGCCTCAATGCAATTAGCTAGGTCAGCATATTTAGACTTGAAATGCGGGTTTACAGACGTTTTTAGAGCTGGCCCGAACTGACGTTGTGCTTTGACAAAAGCTGCAGCGATGTGTTTGCCAACGGGTGTAAAAGTTTCCATGTTGTCTCCTTAATGAAATTTAGGGGCGCAGGTCACATCCACGATGGTCTCTGCGGTAAAGCCGTTAATCTTGCGTTTGCCATAAATTGTGATGGCTCGCAAACCTGATGTTTCGCATTGCTTAACAGCATCAATGATTTCGCTCCTGCCCATCGATTGGATTTGTTTATCCATGATGAGCTGTTGTTCGACCATCTTTGGCTCGCTGGCGCAACCAACCAGCACTAATAGTAAAAGTGCGAATTTCATGGTTATCCTTAAAAATTTTTGTTGAAATAGCCGTTGATGACAGATGCGACACGCTGGTGGCTTGGTGGTTCGTAACCTGCGTATTTCTTGACTTCAGCCTCAATCCATTTGAAATGCATCTTGGGAATGTCATAGGTAACGTCCACGCCATCTTTAAAAATAAAAATGTCAAAGTAACCGTCCATCTCATAGTCCTCAGGCTCAGACCAAGACCATTTGACAGTAACCTCATCCCAAATTATGTAGGTGATGAATTCACCCTCATCGCCGTCATCTAGCATGATGCTCTCCAAATAAATAGGTCAAGAGCAACTACTACAATGGCGGCAACCGATACAAGCCAAAGGCACACTTGCGCCCAATCGGTAGGTTTAATGTATTTTTCTATTTCAAACATGATTGATCCTTAATGGGGCTTGCGCCCCTTGGGTTGATTAATACGCAAATTCTTCGTTACGTTCCAAAGCCAATTCGTCAGCTTCACCATAAGCCTGATATGCATCAGAACCGTAAACGGCGCGACCAGCTTCCCAAGAATCAAAGCCCACAGGCAACTTACCCAAAGTCAAGCGGGCATTTAAAGCGGCAGCTTGAGCTTCTGCCTTTGCCATAGCTTCTGCTTCCCAGCGGTCAGAAACAACGTGCTTGATGCGGGTATTGCCACACTCTGAAACGGCGCGGACGTAAGCAGAAAAACCGTAAACGTAACCTTTAGGGTTGCTGTAATCGGCCATTTCAAAGTCTTGACCAACGATCACAATGTCGGTGTAGGCGGTAAATTGAGTAACTTGCATTTTATTTTCCTTAAAGACCCTGTGCGAAATTGCTGGGGCATGGGATGTATTGTTAAGCAAACTAAACAATAGGTCAAGCACTATTTGCAATTATTTTCTAGGGACAAACCCTAATGTTGCTATTTTGTTAATTAGGCTTTACAATTTTCCTATGACAAAACAAGAATTAATTCAGTTGGCAGGCTCACAAAGTGAGCTTGCTCGGTTATTAAATATTTCTAGGGCAGCGGTGTGTTTGTGGAAAACCGTGCCTGAGTTAAGAATGCGCCAGCTCAGAGACCTTAGACCCGAGTGGTTTACAACTTAAAAAAATTATGTATACTCACAACCGTCTAGAGTGGCATCTAGGCGATGAAGCAACCAATAAACCCCGCAGGGTACTGTGTGGTCTTGTCGTACGGCAAGCGAGACTTTTGAGTTGCTTCAATCGCCTTGCTGTTGCTCTCGCCAAGAGCCAAGACCACAGAGCATCTTGCGGGGTTTTTGCTTTTGGACAACGCAATGCGGTACGTCGATGGTTGCGATTGAGATATCCCGATACACGAGCAAGCCAAATCGGGGAGCGTGGGCTTAGTCTTAGAGCGCGGTGGTTGAAACAGTCTGAGATAGTGCGATGCGATGACATGGCTCCGAAGAGCAACATCGAGGCACAGGCGAACTTTGGTTTTGACCACGGTAAGGCTGTGCTTTGCTCCAACAATCACCAAAGAGCAATAAGGAAATGACTGCAATCAACAAAGACATACCCATACTAGGGATTGCTTATTCTTATATTAACCACAGAGGTCAAGAAAGAATTTTGATGGCTACGTTTGCTAAATCAAAAACGCTTGCCAAGCAACGGTTAAGAGATTACAAACATTTTCATCCTGAATGGAAAGAACACAAACTTTACGAAATTTCAATAAATGTAAAAAATGAGATGGAGGTGGCTGCATGACAAACTTTGAACGATTTTGGGCAGCTTGGCCTATCAGCACACGCAAGGGCGGCAAGTCTGATTGCCTTAAGCGGTGGGAGAAGTATTATTGTGATAGCTGCGTTGATCAAATAATCAAGCACATTGAGTGGATGAAAACCACCGACCAATGGCGCAAAGACGGCGGTGCATATATACCCTCACCTGCTGTTTACCTTAACCAACGCCGATGGGATGGGGCTGAGATACCTGAAGACAAAAAGACCATCCATATTCTTGAAAAAATTGCCCAAGACCGTGCAAGGGCAGTTCCAATGCCTGCGGACATAAAAGCCAAACTTGATGCGCTGCGGGGCAGATAATGAATGACCGATGCCAAGCTAACCAGCTCCTTGACCGACACAAAGAAACCCGCCAACTTAGCTACGCTGACATTACAAGAGCGCTTGCACTTACTGGAGACCTTGAGGCAGACGGAAGCGAGGGAATGGGTAGCGAGATACCGCAGGAAAGCGAGAGACCTTGGGAAAATCAAAGCATTGGCATGGTGGTGGCAGGTTTACTCCGATATAGAGAAACGGCGTGGAACAGCGGCAGCCAACGATTTGCGGAGAAGAATGAATGAGATACGCGGCGCGAGTTGACGCAAACCAAGATCAAATAGTGGTTGCATTGAGGGCGGCTGGCGCTTATGTGTGGATTATTGGCTTGCCAGTTGACCTTTTGGTTGGCTACAAGGGTCACACATTCTTGGTGGAGATTAAAACAAATGCCAAGAAGCGTTTAACAGCCCTACAACGAGATTTTTTTAAAAGTTGGGGCGGAGGTACATTGGCGCGGGTTGATAGCCCTGATGCGGCTCTACGCATGATTGGAGTATTAAAGTGAAACCTGAAGAAGCGGCGCAAGCCATCAGAGATAAAGCGCCAGCTTATGGCGAAGCCAAAGCCCAAAGGGTTTACCTTGAGGAATTCCGCAAAAGCCAAAAAGCCTTGCTGATGAGGGATGCTCTAGAAATGGGTTTTGAGGCGGCAAACGCACAAGAGCGAGAAGCCTATGCAGACCCCATTTATGCCAAGCTGTTAAGGGGATTGGCTGCGGCAATTGAAAAAGAAGAAACGCTGAAATGGGAGATTGAGGCGGCAAGGCTTGACATTGAGATTTTTAGAACTAGAGAAGCAACCAACAGACTTCAAGATCGGGCGCACCAATGAAATGTCCCGAATGCGGGACTTGGACTATCGTAAAAGAAACGAGAACTTCAACAGGAAACACACGCAGGCGGCGTTTGGAATGCGCTAACGAGCACAGATTTACCACATTGGAGACAATACTTGTACCAAAAACACCAATACGTAAGAAGCAAAAAACTGTTAAAGCTGGTAGCGGGGCTTGATTGCCAAGCCTGCGGGTCGGGAAATATGGTGCAGGCAGCGCACACCAATTGGGGTGGCGGCAAGGGTCGAGGGGTCAAAGCTGATGACAACCTAGTGGCGGCTTTGTGCCTTAAATGCCATTATGAGATTGACCAAGGCAAAGAGTTAAGCAAAGAGGAAAGGCAAGAAAAGTGGCATCATGCCCACATAGCCACAGTTGCAAAACTTTTTAATCAAGGCGACTGGCCTGTTGACGTACCCATTCCTACGTTTACAATAGATGTGCAGTTGTCTCCTTCGCAGGGGCATTGACCCCTGCTTTTTTTAGGATAACCATGAAAAAAGACGTAGCCGACTTTATTTCCACGCTGTTTCACAGCTCCACGGTGACGCATTTCATGCACCTAAGCACCGATTCATACGCCACGCACAAGGCTTTGGGCAAATACTACCCAGCCATTGTCGATTTGGCTGATAGCTACGCAGAGGCATACTCAGGCTGTTACGAAAAGATCAAGGATTTCCCTGAGAACTTTCACAACGCCAAAGACCCGCAAAAGTACCTTGCCAGCATCAAAACCTACATAGAAAAAAACCGTGATGCTTTGCCAGACGACAGCCATTTGCAAAACATTGTGGATGAAATCGCCGCACTGGTTGACAGCACAATCTATCTACTGTCATTAAAATGATCAGAATATTTGCTGGCTATGACCCAAGGGAAGCTGTTGGCTACCATGTGTTTTGTCAGAGCCTGATTGAGCGCACCAGCGAGCCGGTTGCCATAACACCGTTATACGGTACACAGCGGGACGGCACAAACGCATTTACTTATCAGCGGTTTCTAGTACCCTACTTCACCAAGTTCACAGGTAAAGCAATATTCTTAGACGCAAGCGATATGCTGATGCTTTCCAACATTGATGACCTTGCTAAGCTGTTCGACCCGACTAAGGCGGTGCAAGTTGTTAAGCACAATTACCTGACCAAGCACCCAAAGAAATACATTGGCACACCAATGGAAGCGGCAAACAGGGATTACCCTAGAAAGAACTGGTCAAGCCTGATTTTGTGGAATTGCGACCACCTAAGAAACCGAGTGCTGACACCTGACTTTGTGGACGACCATAGCGGCTCAGACTTGCACCGTTTCGGTTGGTTGCCCGATTCACTTATCGGTGAGTTACCGAAAGAATGGAACGTATTGATTGGCGAGCAAGACAACAAGAACGCCAGAATTGCCCATTACACGCTTGGCATACCTGAGTTTGAGCATTACCAAGACTGTGATTTTAGCAAGCAGTGGCACAATACTAAGAGCAGAATGCTTAACGGCCTGATTAAAATGCGGGAGACGGTTGATGGCTGATTACACATTATTAGCAGAAGCTCTCACTCAAAATCAAGACCCTTTTGAGTTTTCGCGCAACAATCAAAAATATGCATCCGACCTGTTAACTAAGGCTCAACAAGAATATCCTTTTATTGGCATGAATCAACCAGTTGTCAAAGTGGCTAAAGGACAAGGGTATGCAGAAACATGGCCTCGCGGGGAAACAGGCGCACCCGATGCCATGGGAAGAAATACACGCCCATACGATTTTCCTATGAATCAATTGGGTGTAACTGTTCACCAGCCTGATAAATTTTCAACGGCTGATTTAGCGGGTGAAGTTCTTCACGTTGACCCTTATGCCAATATGGTGCGAGACAAGTTGATGCAAACAATGACCCCAGAACAATGGGGAACTTTAAAAAACGAAGCCCTTGATTACGATGAATCAATTCGGCAAGGACTGAGCGAACAGCGAGCTAGAGAAAACACCATAGATAGCGCATTGCGGGGATTTACGGTTGACCAATGGCCTGAATCAGTTAATCAACAACTCAATTATTCGCCTGATCAATTGGAACTGTTAAATTCGCTTAAAACATACATGAAAACTGGTAAGAAATAGCTATCATGGAAACTAAAGTAGTTAAAACTAGAAAGAAGGCCGGTGGTCGAGCTGCGGGTGTGCCTAATAAGGTCACAGCACAGGCTAGAGAGGCCATAGCAATGTTTGTGGATGGTAATGCCCACCGACTTGCACAATGGCTTGATGAGGTTGCTATGGGTGTCCCTGAGCATGACATAAAACCCAATCCTGCCAAAGCCTTTGAGCTATTTCAATCGGTAGTTGAATACCATGTACCCAAGTTGGCAAGAACAGAGATCACCGGCAAGGATGATGGGCCGGTAGAAATGGTGGTGACATGGGGCGGCGTGAAGTAATCATCCCTTACCACCCAAGGGCGGCTTTTATGCCGTTTCACTTGCGGACAGAAAGATGGTCATGCCTACTTGCCCACCGTAGAGCCGGAAAGACCGTAGCGGCAATCAATGACCTGATCAAACGAGCCATCACCGAAAGCGGTCGGGGCGCACAGTATGCCTACATAGCCCCATTTAGAAGCCAAGCCAAGCGGGTGGCATGGGATTACCTCAAGCATTACGCCGCGCCAGTAACCAAAGCCACAAACGAAGCCGATCTAATGGTTGAGCTGGTGAACGGTGCAAAGATCATGCTATTTGGCGCTGACAACGCGGATTCCATGCGGGGTATGGGCTTTAACGGCGTATACATGGACGAATACGGTGATTTCAGACCAAGCGTATGGGGAAACATCATCAGACCGTGTTTGAGTGATCGGCTCGGTTGGGCTGTATTTGGGGGAACGCCAAAGGGCAAAAACCAGTTTCACGACATCTACAAAGTCAGTCAGGTAGTGCCAGATTGGTTTTTGTTGCGCCTACCGGCATCGGTGTCCAAGCTATTGCCAGACTCAGAATTGCAAGCGGCTCGGTCACAGTTAAGCCAAGACCAGTATGACCAAGAGTATGAGTGCAGTTTTGATGCCGCCTTGTTGGGGGCGTTCTTTGGTCAAGAAATGCGCTTGGCTGATGATGAGGGCAGGATTTGTGAGCTGCCGTTTGAGCCAGAATCGTCAGTCTATACAGCGTGGGACTTAGGTTAC